TTTCCAGATTCTTTTAGCTTTTGCTTGAAATCTTCTATCATATTATCTCCTTTTTAATAATCAATTCTCCACTATCAATTTTGGTATGGCATCCAAACCCACACAGCAAAGCGAGATTAGATAATTCATCCCCACCACCAGCACCTCTTGTCTTGATATGGTGCGGGGATGCTTCATTCCTTTTCAATAACCTTCCACACCCCTGACATACATGGGCTTCCCTATCATAAAGTTCATCAACCCTTACTGTCCATGCCTTAGACGGCTTTTTGAGTCTTTCTATGTCTGGTTTTGGATTGCCTATCATTATTTCTCCTTGGTTAATCTTAATATATTATATAGATTAACGACCTTTATAATTTTTGGCCGCATTTTTTCTGCAAATTTTATCAGCTTCTTTAAGGTTTTCACCTTGCAAGATAATTGCTAAAATTTTATGAGCATATTTTTCATCCTGATTGCACACGATGTATTTATTATCAGGTAAATCAAGCTGCTTTAAGGCTTCAAAAAAAACGTCAACATCATATTCTTTGTTCAATTCATCCAAATGTTTTCTATTTATTACAATAAATTTTTCTTTAAATTCTGCACTCATTTTTTATTTTCCTTCCATTATGGTATATACATCATTTAGTTGTCCGGCTAATAGGCTCACTGACGCTATATTTTACCGTATTGACAAGACTCATCGTCTTTAAAAAACTCACAAAGGCTACCCTGGGGGCAGTTGCAGACATTGGACGACTGGTTGAAATAATTAAGGGCCGTCGTGTAGGCATCAATACTGCCCTGACAGATACCGGCAAGATAGGTGTTTCCATCGCCGTGGTGTTTTTTCTCGGAGGCCTTCCAATACTTTAAATCTCTTTCAATCTGTTCTTTAATTTCCATAAGTCCGCTCCAATATTATGATAACCGGTGTGGGAGAGAACTGGTTAGCCCCATTGCGTACCAGCCCTGTTGCTTCACGCACAACATTTCACCCTGTTTTACCCCTCCCACATCCGTGTTCATTATTTTATTATGTGCAACCCTGTTGCCCCATTCTCAGGCCCATCCTGATCCGAATTGCTTCAGACAGCAGTGTGTTATCCGTTAAATACATCATTTAAAATAATTAAATCTCAATCTCAACAGTACGTCTAATTTCACCATCTGGCCCTTTGTATCTCCGCATTCTGATGAACTTCTTCAGCCCAAATATGAAATCAAATTTCTGCCTATATTTCTTGCACCCGTCTGTGTTCCTTGGCAAGCTGTGTGTTACCTTTGAATATGCCCAAAAGCTCTTATCGTTTTTATTTTTGGATACACCTATCATTTCACACTCCAATTCCACTCAGTTTCATTCGGCAGCATCACAAGTATATTCAATTCCATGCTTGCGAATCGCCTGACATTTTCCAGATATTCTTCCATCTGCTTTGTGTTCAGTCTTGTTGTTGACTTGACAAATTTTTCTCCCAGATTTTCATAACTCAAGAATTGTTTCTGCATCAACTGATGGATTTCCTCTGGCAGATATCCAAGCTCTGCACCGATTGTTTTGTAGACTACTCCCCACATGTACGCATTCTGCTTTTGGGATCTGGTCATTTTGTTATCAGGCATACCAGCTTTAAAAGCGTGTTCACGGATTAGGTCAACCGCTTTTCTATGGTACTGCATTTTGGTTAATGGGTGCTTGGTTTTATATTCTTCAAAAATCATATCTTATACCTGTAATTATTCCACCCCTCTGCAATGGTTTTATATTTTCGCCATGAGAATGTATCCATAAACCGCTTAAAAGCTCTTGCCCTCTTGCTTGCCTTTGTCTTGCCAAGGTATGGCATTATGTATGGGTCAAATTTATACTTAATGATTTTTTCGCATCTGTAGAAATCTTCTTCAAGCGTTGTGTCATATCCGCATAGAACATAAATTCTGGTTCTAAGTTTATACTTTCGAGCAATTTTTAATCCTCTGATCATCAAGGCATCATCCTGTATTCTGTCCCATGCAAAGAAACACCATTTCAGCCACTTGGTTTTTTTCAGAGCCTCTGCCTTTTCTTCATCAAGCAACCTTAAATCATACCCATTAGCATCCTCAACCGTTAAATCTGCATCCCATATTTCTTCAAAGGTTTCCTTCCATCGTGGATCTTGGAATGTGTTGTTATTGAGGAGCAAAATGTTTTTAAATTCAGAATTATGAAATTCCCAGATGCTATGATGCTCAACGTCTGGATGAACCATTTTCGGAACATAACAAAAATCACAGGTGTTGAAACATGGTCTAAAAGTATATCCTAGACTGAAATTATACCCGTATAGATCATAATCGGGTTTCATCTCATTGATATAATCAGGAAGAACACTTCCGCTAAAAACTGGGCCACCATATTCGTCTGCCACAAATTCATTTTTATTTCTTTCATACAGGATTGAAGCATAGGTATAATCAGCAGGAAAAATAGGGGCATTAAGCATTACTTCATCGCATTCAGCTTTGTGGTATGCAGATATTTTCATCAGAGCAAGATTGTGATGTGGGGCATCAGAAAGTAAACTTATCTTCATAGCTCAATTCCACCAACTTTAAAAACAGCAACAACATCCTTCAGCCCTTCTTTAAATTTAGCATGAAGTTCTATTGCCTCTGGTGTTTGGAGATAAGGAGTATGAATTTCAGAAACGAATGTTAAAAAATCATTGGAAACCGTTTCAATTATTTTCTGATCAGCCACAATAAGCTTCGCCCGTTTCTTATCCTTGGCAAGTTTGGCTTTACGCAACTTTTCAGCAGCTTTCAGGTCAGCTTCCTTGGCTTTTTCAAAAGATTCGTCCATAATTAATGCTTCTGGGATAAGAGATTGTCGGTATTCCATTAATTTCTGAGCCTGCTCTTGTGCCTCTATCTCTTTCTCCTTCTTCCTGAGTGCAGCAGCATCCTTTTTGATCTTATCCTCTTTAAAACGCAATTTTTGAGCCTTTTCAGCAGCTTTTTTATCTTCAGCCGCTTTTTCCTTTTTTCTGACCTTTTCGGCTTCAGCCTGTTTTTTTGCAAATTCAGCTTTTTCATCAGCAAGTTTTTTGGCAGCAGCTTCATTTTCTTTTCTGATTTGCTCCTGCCGTGCCTGTTCATTCTCAAAAAGAATCCGGGCAGCAAGTGCTTCACCAGTTTTAACAATTCCATCGGTGAGCATATCGAGTGCATCTGGTTCCCGTTCCTGAAATTCATCTGTGATTTTGATATTCTGGAGCTTGTCAAGGTCAACCTGAATGTCTTTTGCTGATCTGTTATAATTAAGGCCCAACTCACACTTGCTTTGAAGATCTGTCATGAGATAATCAAGTTGTGCTTGCCGTTCAATTTCAATGTTAGCTTCTCTCTGATCTTCTTCATCGAGCATTTCTTTAAACTTCTGTTCGTAAGGAGCCAATGGCTCAATCAAATCCTTGGCTTTGGAGTTGACTGTGGATACAAAATTCCTTGCCTCAGTTCCAAGCTCCCTTCTCCGCTTATCAGTCTTGGTTCTGGCTTTTTTGAATTTCATATACACGGTGTGAATTTCTTTGTAAGAATCCTTATCGCCCGGAATCAATTCAAGGCCGTCATATTTTTTAATCATGTCAGTTACTGATTCTGGTGTCAGGTTAAATTCGATTACGGCAAAATCTTTTTTGGCAATTTCTATCACGTTTGCTGGTTGGTTCATTTTGTTCTCCCTTTTTTAAGTGTAAATTCAATATCATTAAACTTCTGTTTTAATTTTTTTATATCTCTACTTTGGTCTTCAACAACGTACCTAACAATTCTTGAATCAATGTTCTCATATTTTGATAACCACCTATAACCTCTCAAAAACATAACTTTTGCAAAATATTTTCCAGTTAAATCACCCATTCTGATTGATTGCTCCCTTCAAAATATTCTATGAAATCGAAATATTGTTTTCCCTTGCCTCTAAAAAATCCTGTGCCATCCACAGAATCAGCACCTATTGACTCAGCCCATCGTAAACGTGATTCAGTTGTAACTCTTCCAATATGCAACCAAGGCGTTATACCTTTAAATTTTTCTGATGTAGATATTTTCCAAACAGTAGAGCCACCAACAAACACCGCATCTGCTTCTTTCGGCACATCACATGGTTCATGCCCATCCTGAACAACAAATGCTAATTTGAAACCAAAATCAGATATTCTCTTATTATGTTTATGCCATCTTTTGTTAGTGGCTTCTGCATCAGCGACAACATCAGGAACGCATACCCACAATGGTTTTCTTCTCATTAATGACACTTTCCTCAACATAAGATAAAATTCTTTTTCGTCCCACCTTGTAAAACACCCATTATCAAGAGCAAATGGCAAATAAAATGGTGGTTTTTTATATGAGAATGGTGTGTTTAGAGTTCCAACCTTGCCGGGGTATTTACCAGCGAAATAGTGAACTATTCCGCTCATGTTGTTTGCTGGCATTATCATCATCCGCTTATCCTTTTTTAAGCTTTCAGTCGTTCAATAAGGTCATCAACCTCCCTGTTGAATAACCAGACTGCTGTTTTGATTTTTGATATTAGATCTTCGTTTCTTTCAACTTTTATAATCAGTGGTGGAAGATCCGGGTGGTAAGAGAAAAAGTGCCACACCTTCCATCCAGTAACAAATAAGCTAAATTGGCACTGCAAAGAATATTCTGTTGGAAGTTTGTTCTGGTCAAGGTATTTAACCTGAGTCGCAGGGATAACGCTTTTGACTTCCAGACCTTCTTCTTTATCCACAACGATTGAATCAGGGCTACAGTGATATCTTGCATTGGTTCCCGGCTTGATCAAAGATACTGGTCTTGTTTTAATGCCAGTTATGAAGTTAAAGGCGTTGATGGTTTCTTCTTCTCGCTCTAAACCCTCTTCCATATGTTTATTGGAATAAGTTTCTGTCTTTGCCCCGGTCATTAATTCGGCAGCCATCTGATACATGTAGGCTTTTCGCTGAGAAGATGCTTTCCCTGTACTGGTTATTATTTTGGATACACTTGAGGCTCCGATTGAGCCAATCCTGTGAAGATTCCATTCAGGTGTTCCCTGCTCTCCATCGATTATTTCAATTGGCATTTTTTGACCTCGCTTTCAAAGCTGCTTTAGCCTTGCCAAAATTAGCAGCATGGATCTCTTCAACCGTTTCGCACCCTGCCATTTTCAGGAATTCTTTTTCGGTTAAACCTTTGATGCTTTCGATGGTTTCACGGATTTCGATGCACTGTTCTTCGGATAGGCATTTGATTGACTCTGATGCCTGTCCATCATCATCTTGATCCTCAGTTGCAAGCCCTGTCAGGGCAAGAATTGTGTACCTCTCAAGGTAGGATATAGTTGAACCAATTGCCTGAATGCTGTTCTTGTTACCGGTATTATCCGATGCAGCAAACAAGGAAGTGCTTTCACTATGCCCAAGTTCATGGGTGATAGTACAGGTTACCTTTACACCCTTCTCTGTCTGGTCTAAGGGCCATGCTGCTGAAAGGCCATATTTCCCCATCGCTTTGCCGATCTTAGATGCAACATTTCCAAGGCTTGCATGGGAATAACTTGTTGTTCCTGACCCCGGCTTTTTCCCTTTGTAACCAACTTTTTTGTCTTTCATTATTACAGGGGGATCTGCCTTGAACAATGCCATTGCTTTTGTGTAAGCTTTTTTGGCTTGCATTGCATCATACTTTTCCTGTAGGGCAAGCATCTTTTCAAGATTATCAATGCTGCCACCATTTGCCAAAAAACTCTGTGCAAGCTCAAACGGCCCTGCCTGAACTGGTAAGTTTTCTTCGCTCACAACCAACACTTTTTTTTCAACCATTCTTATTCTCCTTTTTAATGTTATTGTTTATATATTATTTACTGGAATACTGTTTCATGTTTTCAATTGCCTTATAATCAGGATGTCGATAGTTTTTTAAAAATTCTGGCATTTTGGCAAGTTTGCCATTTTTTGTAGCCTGAACCCTTGTTCCGATATCTGGTTGATTTGTAAATGTATCTTGATATTCTTCAAGTAAGGAAGCCATTTGGTTCTGCCAATCATCGGGCATAGAGTGCATTAAAACTCTTGGAATAGTTAAAAAACTGGCATAACTCAATTCAAACCATCCCCATAGTCTTTCTTTTCCATCTTGGTCATCACATTCAAGCATTGCCTTTTTCAATTCTTCCCTGGACAATAAAACTTCAACCGCATCAATACCTTGATCAGTCATAACAGTAATTGAAACACCTTCGGTCTTCTTTTTTCCATCACTGATGGTGCATTGATTTTGCTCTATGATTGATTTGTCGCTGAAAATTTTCATATTTCCTCCATTAAACTAAACACATCGCATTGTTATATTATTTAGCGGAGTCTGATTTTGTCGGGCTTAATTCTTTTAACCATTCTTCCGAAAGGTCTAAAAGCTTATTCGGAAAACTTTGTATTTGCTCATTGTTAATGATTTTCGGCAAAACAATTATTGCTGCAATCTGCTTTGTTGATGGAATAAATGTGTTGATTGCCGATACAAACAATATCAATACGCTAAGAGAAATAGCTGTTATTACAGACTTTTTTATATATTCTTTTTTATCTTCACCGATAATATATATAGAGCAAACCATAATCCCAACTAAAAGGATCATTCCTGTACCGAAACAAAATCCGTTTAATAAACTCTTAATATCATCTAATTTCACAAGCCAATACATATCCATTGTTGAAAAGTTCATTTTACTCTCCTTTTATTCGCCTAAATACATCATTTGTTTGATTTTTCCTTGAATGATCCACACCACCCATACGGGTCAATCGCTTCATCGTTTTTCTTACACCATGTGCAACTGGGATTCTTGTGTTTGCAATCTTTGCAAGTTCCCTTTTTATTCTTCTTCATAATCGTCCCCTTGTTCCGGTATGCTATCCGGGCAAACAGCCCCATTTGGTTTTTCACAATCCCCCCAATTCGGGCCACCCTTTATTTCGTATGGGCAGCCACATCCGTTAAAAAGTATTAAACCATTACACATATCATGCTCCTTTTTTAACTTTCTTTCTTGCTGTTTTCCACGAGGTAGACTTACAATTTGGGCATTGAACTGGTTTCCCTTTAGGCTTCCTTGAATACCATTCATGTTTGCATTTTAAGCATTTACATTTTTTCAAAACTTGCTCCTTTTGTTAAAATTAAAAACATTCGATAGCTATATCTACAGCCATCTTACAGAAAAGTCAATAGTTTATTATGATAATATTATTTTTATCTTGACTTTATGTTTTGGAAAAATTATAAGTAAGACACTTTAAACATTAAATAAGGAGTGAATATGGAAGATTCATCAGTTAAAAGGCTTGGCTTAATCCTTGCTGTCCAGGCTGAGATTGAAGGGATGAAAGTTGAGAATTCAATCTTCAAGCATTCTCATGGAATTGATCTATATGATAAAGAAGCTTTTCAAGCCAAAGCTGAAGAGCTAAGAAACATTGCCTGTTGCCATGAGAGTCAATTATGAATGAGCTTTTTTATAGGCTGGATAGTTTGAGAATTTACCCAGAAAACTTCCATGAAAGATGTGTAAAGGAAATTGAAAAGTATATTGAGGAAAAAACAACCAAACTCAAGGCAGATGTTGAGGAATGCTGGGATATTCTCAATGGTATAAAACCACCACCAAATAGGATTCAATGATGAAATACACAGAAAAGCAAATTGACATTGCAATGGGCATAATTAGTGGCAGAATTAACCCTGATCTTGATTTGAAATATCTTGAAGATGCCCAAGGGCTTTATAATGGTGAATTAAAAAGCATGATAGTTGGTGGAGAAGGAAACCCAGGCACTCATGCACATTATAGACAAGCTGAAAGAATTTTAATGCATTTGATAAGGGATAAACCATGAAAAAATATTTATACCACAAATTCATAGCCATATTGTTGTGGCTTCATGACCATGTGTATCTGCCTGAATGGATCTACAAAAAAACCTCACCTTTTTATATCACCCCTTTCCCAGAACCACCGAAAAGAGGCACTGAAGATTTTGGAAAAATGGCAGATGCTTTTTTAGGTGGTATTGAAGAATGGCAAGATCGATGTCAAATAGCAAATGATTATGTGGAAAAGGAGAAGAAATGAAACCAAATGAGATATATTTATTCACAGGTATTTGTTTCATTTTATTGGCTGCATACATAGCACCAACTTTTTGTCATGAGCCAAAGGTTTATACTGTTAGGCTTGAAGATAAATACTGGCATGATTTGAAGAAGAAATATATGCCACTTGAAATGATTCCTTATGACCCACCACCCCCTTGGAAAATAAGGGATCGGACTTTAACCCGAAAATATTGGAGATGAGATGAACCCAGCAGCCGTTTATATTCAAACACACACGCAATGCAATTCAAACTGTTCAATATGCCCACATCCCAAAGCTTATAGCGAATTTGGAAAGCAGAGAATGGATTCAACACTATTTTATGAGATTATGTGCGATTTATCATCATGCAACTATGGTGGTGTTATCGGATTATTTCTCCAGATGGAGCCATTAATGGATGATAGGATCTTTAGTTTTGTCAGGCTTGCAAAAGAGTATTGCCCATTTGCTATAATTGAAATTTCCACCAACGGGATTTTACTGGAAGACAACATGGACGAACTCAAGGCATCCCCGGCTGACAATATTTATCTGAATTATGGCTCGATTAAGTATGGTTCAACTCCAGCCAAAGTGATTGATATGGTCAATGAATTAGCAAAACACAAATATGTTATCATCAACAATCCGATGATGGAAGAAGACAATATTTCACACCTGTTCCCCGGTTGCAGGGTGGATAACTTCTGGGTTTCAAATCGTGGTGGGAATCTTGATAACATCAAGCATGGTCAAGAAACCAGATTTGCAAAAAGAGAATGCAGACAATTAAATATCGTTGCTTCTGGTGATGTGATCCTGTGCTGCAACGATTACATGAGGGAATATGTTTTCGGGAATGCAAAAGATGAGAATATAATTAAAATCTGGAATGAGATTCCGAAACATTTCGATTATCCTATTTGTCAAAAATGTATATGAATATTATACTGTGCCTGTAGATAATAATTTTCCCCCAGCAGCTTGAAGTAAATTAACGCAAGCTGTTGGGTGGACTGTCCAAGGTCTGACAGAACCCCAGCTTAACGCCTCTGCAATCGGAGTGATAAGTTCTTCTGAGCAAAATGTTTTATCAGGATCTTCCTTAATAAATTTATATCTGAAATTCACAATCCCTGCCCAGTCATAAGGCTTTTTATTTTCACAGGACTTAACATAATGAGCGATGCAATATTCCCATTGCAGCCTTGTCATTTCAAGACTCCATATTTCATAAGGAGTCCCCGGTGTATGAGCAGCAAAATTTGAATAATCCATCCATGATTCTATCCTACCAGAATGGGGCCATTGTTCGCATACCTCAACCTTGTCGAGATATACCTTTTCTGCTCTTTCATCACCAATAAGTTGCCTGATATATTCCCTTTCCTCGTCACCGATGAATACAGCAGAATGAGAATATGGCCCTGTTTGATTCTGGATTACTTTTGAAACCGCAGATTTACCGAAAAAGTGTGCTGATTTTAATTTCATTTTTTAGCCTCAACCCCTTTATCAAATAAACTCAATAACAAATCGAAATTCCCTGTGTATGCAGCAGCACCGATAAGCGATAGAATAATCACAGTGAGACATCCCATCGCAAACATCTTAGTTGCTGGCTTTAAATCTTTAAGAAACTGTACAAAGTCTTTTAAAATTTGCATTTTATTCTCCTTTGCGTGACATTAATTCTTTTGGTTTATCATGATCATCATCATTGTGAACAAAAGTTGGATAAACAACAAACCTTGTTATGCCAGCTCTCATTAATCCAGTAACAACCCTATATCTTATGAATGAATTAGGTGTATCAATATCAGTTGCACAACCTTTAAGATGGCTTGACGTTGGTGTTCCTTTTTCTTTTTTGTTATGTTCTAAGCACCTTACTGCTGAATTAACATTAAAAGGAACCTCAGCGTATCCTCTTGCTTGGTCTAATTTCAAAAGATAATCTTCATCCATATCCTTATAACCAAGGCCACATTTTCCACATTTACATTGGAATTCATTTTCTTTAAAGAAAATCATTCTGGACATATATCCTTAATAGCTCTTGCATTGGAATGGATGATTTTTGTATTCTTTTTTACCAAATCAGAAGTTTCCTGAAGATGGATGCCAGTTTCTTTTAGATTGGCTTTGGTTTCTGCTAAGTCAACCCTGTTAAAACTAACTGTCCCAGCCATTAATATCATTACTGTTGCCATGAGACCAAAGAACCACTTAAAAGTGCTTGACCCCATTTTAGAATTCATCATTCCTAATCTTGATTCGCATTTCAGATCAACATTAGTTGTCCATTTGTCCATTTTGTCATAAATCCTGATCTCAAAATCTTCTCTTTTCTTTTCCCTGTCATCAAGTTTCTTACAAATTAGCTTAATGTCTTTTGAGTGACCAATCAACAATTCCCGGTCTGATCTGTTTTTAATGTGGTCTGAATACCTTCTTGATAGTTCAACTTCTTCTGGATTCTCTGGTTCAGCATTCATGGCATCCTCTTTTTAAAAGTTTACATCACTATATTAATTATATCCTAATCTCATTAAAAACAATTTCATTACAGTTTGAAATCGGTGGTACATTCCCATAGGGCCAAAGCATATAAGCACTCTGGGAGTCATAAATCCAAGCCTCATTTTTATCATTCAATATAAAGAGCAATGCGTGAACTCGATCTGTCATGCTTGGATGAATCAAGGTTACTTTAGCGTATCCTACGGAAAGATCACCGTAATTCCATTTAGAATACCAACCCACGGACATCTCTGCAAAATCTATACATACTGTTTGTGGGGCTTCATAGAGGGAGAACCTGGATGGGTCTGCGGTAACTAAATCTTGCATCCTGTCTTTTGGTACTAATCTGTATGAGTCTCTTAACGTTTCTAAATCAAGAGGGTGTATTCCTGTGACCCTTCTTATATTGTTCCTCAAAACATTAACTGGCACTGTCTGGAGTTTCCCCAAATCAGGTACAGGAGGATTAAGAATATCAGCGTAACCTTGAGGCTTGAACATTGACCAATCCCCACTAAGCCATCCGGTAAGATTCGGCCCCGTCACTATACCTATTGGGTTAAGTATTTCAGATTCAAGTATTGCAGGATGAAGTGAGGGTATCGGGCATTTCTCTTTAACAGCGATAGAAACCATTTGAAGTTGTACGCTGTCTGGTTGACCGAAACAAGCTATGCAATCGGCGTACAGGCGTTCGTATTGAGTGAAGTGGTAATACCCGCCTTCTATTAGATAGTCTTTAATGGTTTTCACTGCTGCCCACCTGTGCCTGAACTGTAGTATTGTATGAGTGCTTGTTTAATGTCCATTATTCTTCCAACAATTTAAAATCTTTAGGTATTTCGATTTGTTTATATTTCTCAGGCATCAGGTATTCTTCTTTGGTTTCATACCATTCAAGCAAAGTCTTTTGATCTTGAATACTATCAAGAATTTCTTTTTTCATATCTTGTGGACAGGAGTTCATAAACTCAAAAGTTGAATTACCTAAACGGCCTTTTGAAATCCAATCAACACAAGCCATTTCTTTAATCTTAAAAAGCCACATATCTTTATCAAGCTGCTTTCTTTTTTCGTCTGTTAAATCACCTATTTGCTCTTTAAGGAAAACTGCTTGCTGGTAGAATCTTTTGAATTCCCTTTCAGTATCTTTAATAGCCCGGTTAGATTCTTCCATTCGCATTGTTTTTCTTTTATACTCAATCTCAGCGTAGCGTTTTTTGAAATCGGTTTCATTTTCAAGTATATATTTTTGCTCTTCAATTTCAACTTGCAATTTTTCATTATCACAAGTTAGTTCTCTTAATCCCCTGAACCGTTTGTAAAGTTCCCTGAGTGCCTGTTTGTACTGACCGTACATTGTCCCACCGGCTCTTGTTGTTACAAAGTAATCATCTTGAAATTCACTCATCCCTGTCTGGTGATCGCCTAATAATTCTTTAAGCATTTTTATTCCTTTATGATGATAGTGCTGCTGCCGTTAAAGTGTTCCTTGCTGGTGCTGCTGCTGCCGTTTTTCCTGTCCAGGTATCCACAACATATTCGTCACAATCTTGGATATAAGTGTTTCCATAAGCTACATATCCTTTGCTATCTATTGCACAAGAACCACCGGAACCCCTTGTAGGTGCAGGGCAATCTGTTCTGGACGTATAAGAGTCAGGTGAATACTCTTGAAGGTCATTTGAGGCCCCAACATTGTAAGTATAACTCCCTATTGTAAAGCCGTAAGGTAAGTTTGCTCCTCCTCCTGGAAGGTTAGTTTTGTTAGTCCATGAATCAGGATCATATTCATCGTTATCCGCAAGTGCTGCACCAGAATACCCACCCATAATATAAATTTTATCATTAAGAGTAGTAGCTAAATGCCCACCCCTTCCTGGTGTTGGGCAATCGGTTTTACTCGTCCATGTATCAGGTATGTACTGCTCTGTATCTCGAAGGTCTGAAGGTTGCCCCGCTATTGCATAACCAGCACTTCCTATAGATGCACCAGACAATCCATTTCTTATAGAAGCAATATTAGTTTTAGATGCCCATGAGTTTAAACTTGGATCATATTCATCGCAAAACGCTATATATGCTAATGAAACATACCCACCAGCAACGTAAGCTTTATTAGATATAGGCATAGATGCAGCACCTCTCCCAATATGCCCTGCTGTGCAGTCAGTCTTACTTGTCCAAGTATCAAGTTCATAACTGTCACAATCTTGAACGTCTGCTGTTGAACTTGTTCCACCGAACCAATATCCTCTTTCTACAAGAATTGCCAGCAAAGCTGCTGCCATTAACATTCGATTGCTTAACATATCAACCTCTAATTAGTGTCGCTTATAATTTTTATTCTTTCGTCAGTTGCTTTAATTTCAAAATCTTTTAAATACTGCGGAGCATCCTCTTTTGAAGATAGATATTCCCTTATTGATCTAATTGATTTTATATCAAGCTCTCTTAATCTTTCCTTTGCCTGATTTGAAATTTCAAGGTCTTCTTTCTCCTTGATTCCAGCAAGATAAGTATCAACCTCTTCCTGGGATTCAAATTTAGCAACAACAGACCAGATTTGAGTTGCAACGTTATTAATTAATTTTACACCATCATTCTGGACTACCTGCAAATCCGTACAAACTGGTTTCTCAGTTTCCGTTACAGGCAAAAAACCCTTGCTTTCAACGTGCTCCGGTTTGAAATCTCTTGGCAAGCTGGATGGATAAACTAACCTTTTAACTTCACTTTCGGCATAAACTCCGTTATCTTTAAAATATCTCATATTATACCTCTTTTAAGAAATGTCTAAGCCAACAAGAAAACCAAGCCATGTTGTCCCAGCATCATTTGTTGTGAACACCAAAACATCTACCCCAGCAGCAGTAAGTGTGGGTGCTGTAGCAGAGGGCCAATCAACACTTGCAGGCCAATTAACTGTCTGGCTTCCACCATTTGTCAAAAATAAAGTAAAACTTCCGTTCGACCCGGATGCTGGTGGATTACTGAAAGTCAATGTTTCCTCTGCTGTACTTACGGTTGCAGATACTACATTCCCATCTTCAAGATCAATATCATCAGACCCACCCCCAAGATCACCCAATGGATTTAATGTTTCTGAAATGTCTATTAATTTAGCTCTTGATAAAACTGCATCTGCCATTGCAATTGCTGTTCCTGCAACATACCCTGTGATTAAAACCCACCATGTGCCACCATCACCAACTGGATTATGATTCGTATTCGACCCTTGAGCAGATCTGTAAGAAAGAAAATCAGTACCCCACACGGTATCACCAGCATCATAAGTTACTGCGTTTGACCATTCAGTAGCATCCACAGCAGCTATTGCAGCCAATGAAGCTGCTGAAGCTGTATTAGAATATCCATTGACTGCCGTTGAAAGAGCATTCACTTGTGATGTCCAGACAATCAACTCTCCTGTCGTTACGGTTCCCCAAGAAGACAAAACAGCCAAAAAAGCATCTGCCCTTGCATCAAAATTATCGGGATCAGTTCTCGCTGGAGCAGTTCCTGGGTCTGAAATTGTTTGTGCAATCTGATATGCAGCCATTTATTCTCTCCTTATGTTAAACCTTGTATTTCTAAGTCACATTCTGATTTTGTTTTACCTTCCACCATAACTTCAAAATCACTAAAAAAACCAAACGCAATTGCCATTGATAAGCTTGTTGAATCATTATTTGAATCCCAGACACAAGGG